GTCTTGTTGGATTGGCGATTCGGTAGCAATCAAACACCGCTGGAAGTCTGGGGTACACGCAACCCACAACAACACCGTCAACGCCGGTACATCCGTTGTCACCGGGCATCTGCATAGTCTGAAGGTAACGCCATTCGACGATTATCGCGGCACCCGTTGGGGCGTTGATACCGGCACGTTAGCCGATACGAATGGCCCGCAGTTCATAGATTATCTGGAAGATGCGCCAACGAATTGGCGCTCTGGCTTTGCCGTTCTCACCATGAAAAATGGTGAGTTATTGTGGCCCGAAGTGGTTCGGAAGCACAGCGAAGATACACTGGACTTCCGAGGGCAACTCATTGATGTATCGTCTTATTAAGCTCTCGATACGCTGCGATCGCCGCTTTGATATCGGCGTTTAGTGCTTCAACTTCATCTTGCAAAAACTTCATGCGTTGCATTGCTTCGGTGGCAAATTGCACCAAATTTTCGTGCCGCCAAGTATTAAAGTCAGTCATGGGTTGGCTTCCAAATATTGATCCCAGAGGGTTTTTAACAGTTCAATGGTGACAAACACGTTATCGCACGTTCGGCAAACGTGCTTTCGCTCAGTCCAGTAGAACCCAAGTTGGTGGTCATGCCACTTTCGGGTGTCGACAATTTTAGTCTTGCCCGAGCATTTGGCGCAGCGCATTAGTCCTTCTCACTATTTTGTTTGGCTGCGTCCCAGCCCGAGTTGAAGGCATCGTACATGGCCCATTCCATAGGGTGCGCCCCGCCCGCGACCATATGCTTGCCTCGCGTTTCGTACCACCACTTTTGCCATGCTTGACCTTTGGTTAGGGGTGGGGGCAGTTCTTGAACTAAACGCTGTGGGCAGCACTCCCGCACAATCAACTCGGCAAACTTTTCCTGATCGAAATGAAGTCCATCTAATCTTTTATCCCAACATTGTTGGGCAAGTTCTTTAATTCGTTCGTTCATTTCTTTTCCTCAAAACAAAGCATCTGGATAACCAGACGGGTCAAACTTGGGCTGCCGCTTAATCTTTACGGCAATGTGCGGGTAGTCAGGCTTTTCCCAGACCCACCGCACAACTTGGCCCTCGTCGTCAAGGATTCCGTATTTCATTTCTTTCCCCTTGCGCGGATATTTATTATGGCTCGGTAAATTGCTCCTGATTGTTCGGGATAGCTGTCAAGAACAGTCATGTTGTGAATTTGTTCATCAACCAGTTTTAAGCACTCCTCCCGCTCATGCGCGGCAATCAGGGCGGCGAAGCGTTCAAGACCCTGAACAAATACAGGCCCATTTTGCAGCCCAGCCTCCCAAGCCATGCGGATGATCTCGTCTTTAGTCATTCTTTTTCCCCTTTCGGAACCCACCCATATTTACGCCAAATCCGCGTCACATCTGTCGCGGCGGCTGGGACATATACAAAGCGCGGATCGCCCATACGAATCGTGGGTATGGCGCGGGAATGATATGGAATCGTTAGCATCCTAGTGTCCTCAAAATGATTGAATAATCTGGTTCAACCCGTTCTTTTTTCGTGCGAACTCTGGCTTTCTTGACTGGCCGGTTGGAGATTGGATCGCGCTCCAATTTGGGGTAAGTAGGCAAGTCCTCCGGTTGGTCTGGCAGACGGTAAGCCCACACAACCCGGCTACTGTTGGGTTCTGGGGTGACTTGACGGCGCACCAAAGTGCCGTTCAAAAACAATTTGCGTACTTCATTTTCATGAGCACCGCAATTGCTACGCAGCATTGGATACGTCGCCTCGCCATATTGAGCAATGTACTCAAGGGTTTTGAGTTTCACTCATCGCCTCCTGACGTAGTTTTTTCACGATGGAAAATGGCCTGCGCCCTTCAACTGCGCCATCGGACATTTTGATAAAGATGGTGCCGGGGTAAGCGCAGCGACCCTCCCAAATCATCTTGTCTTGGTATGACTTGGTGCAGTCCTCGCACCACTCATGCCCCGGCGTTGGGTGCTGCGATCTGGCCGCAGCAACCCATAGTTTGAACTGCTCCCGACTTTCAAAACAAGACGGAACCTCATCTCTTTTTCTTAACATGGCAATCCTTCAAGTTGTTTGATTGCGTCATCGCACCCTTTGGCGACGATGACTTTGTGTCCACATCCTCTCAAGTATTCAATCCAGTCTTTTTGTTCTTTCGATAACACCCCTCCTGTCTTACGTTTCATCTCAATCCACGTTAGCGTCGCCGGTATAAAGAGATCGGGCACGCCAGCACTTACACCCTCAACCTTCAATTTCATCGCCACAGACGCCGATCTAGCGCCGCCGTTGGGTATGGCAAAAATACGCACGCCGGTGTGGGTCTGGCGAAACCACTTCACAAAGTTGCGTTGTTCTTCGTGTTCGGTCATCGCCACATCCTTTTGATCACTCGGTTAAATTTTCCGTCGCGCTTGATCTCAATGCTAGTTGGGGGTTTCCCTAAGTTCATCTGGATCACGATGTAGTCAAGCCCGTTCTCTGGGTCAAGATCAGTCACTTTAGCCAGGCTAACGTGATTTTGTTGGGCGATCTTGTATATCTGGCCGATTGCCTTCTCACCGGCATACCCTTCGTGCAGCACCGGAAAGTACTCAGTCACCGGCTGGTCAGACAGTGCGCCGTAGTACGTTGTGGAGATCATCAGCTTGCCGCTGTTGTGCCCAATGTGCCGCCGCCAAGTCCAGCCAGTGACAGCCATCTCCTTGCCCTTCTCGCCCATGATGTCAATGTCGCGCAGTTGCAATTTCTTTTGCGCCGGGGCCGGAAACTCAAACCCGCAGGAAGGGCATTCGCGCACTGACAGGTGGCAAATCTCGTTGCACTCTGGGCACGGTTTGCTTGGGGCTTCTCCGGTGCCTTCACCGGGCTTCTTAGGCGGTTGCACCGCAGTAATCGGCCCATGCGCCTCAACCACGCCAGCAAAGTCCAGCACCATGCAATGATCGGTATGCTCCTTGGGGCGCATTCCTCGACCCGCCATTTGTACGTACAAGCCCGGCGACATGGTTGGGCGCAACATCGCAATTAAGTCAATGTTGGGATAGTCAAACCCAGTGGTCAGGACGTTAGCATTTGTTAGCGCTTTAATCTTGCCTGCCTTGTAGTCGGCAATGATCTGCTCGCGCTCCTGCTTGGGTGTCTCCCCAAGGATACATTCGGCGGCAATACCCTCGTCGCGCAATACGTCACGGATGGCGATAGCATGATCAACCCCGGCGCAGAAAAATAACCACGCCTTGCGATCCTCGGCCCATGCTATGACCTCGCGCACCACGCGCAGGTTTTGGCTTTTGCTGTTAACGGCTTTCTGCAACTGGCTTTCAATGTACTCGCCACCGCTCTTGCCTACGCCTTTAACGTCTAGTTTGAACTGGGTTACTTTTGAGCGCAGCGGGGCAAGGTGCTTTTTGAACACCAGCTCCTCAATCGTCACCGGCTCGATCAGCGCCGAGAACAGGGCTGGCTCCTCAATGATCAGCCCGTGGCCCAAGCGGTAAGGCGTCGCGGTTAGCCCTATAACGCGCAGATATGGGTTGATCTTTTTAAGATCGCTCAGGAGCCAGCGGTAACCGCCCTCTTGTTTGTGGGATACCGTATGGCACTCGTCAATCAAAACGATATCAATGTAGCCAATCTGGTCGGCCAAATAACGCACCGACTGGATACTGGCAAACGTGATTTGATCCATTTTTTTGACGCCCATGCCAGCGCTGTAGATGCCCAACGGGGCGTCCGGCCAGTGCTGGCGCATCTTCTCGGCATTCTGCTCAATCAACTCCTTAACGTGGGTGAGCATCAAGATGCGTGTCTCGGGCCAGGTAGTCACCGCCTGTTTGCAGATCGCCGCAATGATGTGACTCTTGCCTGAGCCAGTGGGCAGCACCAAGCATGGGTTTCCAGACTCGTATGCCTCAAACCAGCGGTATAGATCGTCGATGGCGCGTTGTTGGTAGTCACGGAGAATCATAAACATCCCCATTGCGCGGCCATTGCGTCGGCAATGCCTTGGTACGTCTTAGAGCGTAATTTCCACCGATCTGGACCTGGCGACAAGTAATGCAACCGCTGCCGTTCGTTGTCGGGCAGCAATAACATTTCCGCTTTGACGTTGTTGGTCGCCGTCAGCAGCGGCAGATTCTTCAGCCACAGACAGGTTCCTTTTTGTTCCATGTGGCCGAACATCCACGGTTGGACAACTTGGTCTTGCTTGCGGTTACCGATGCGCTCTTTTGCGTACTTGTGCATGATCGGGTTTTCAACGGCAATCCGGTTTACTGGCGCGT